GCCACTTCTCTATTAAGGTCATCTGATAATTCAACCCATTCATTATTACCTAAGTCAGTGGCGAAAACTCCACCTGTATGGTTAGTAAGAGCTAGATAAATCTTATTAGATTCATGGACTACATCCCCAATTGTGTAAACTGTAGCTGTTGCCCAAGCATCGATTCCCCCACCAATAGCTTTCCAAACCGTTCCATTATAAACATTAACCTTATCTGTATTTGAGTTATAAATCCCTGAACCAGTGACAGCAGTTAGAGCATCTCTCTGAACTTCAGTCATAATAGGGAAAGGCCTAGAGGCCTTAGACGTACTCACCATATCCAACATGAGGTTAGCGTCTATAGAGGCTGAGTTACCAAACTCTTTATTGGTTAAGGACTGAGCAATAGTCTCAGTAACAACACAATCAAGGGAGCCTACTAAACCTGCTTGCCAAAATGTAGGGCAAGTAGAGTCATAACCTATCTGAGAATTAGTGGCATCAGAAATAGAAACAACAAGGCCAGCATCATTGGCATTGGCAGCAGCTTGGTTTCCCCCAACATTTACTGAGATTACAGCATTAGTAATATCTAAAGCTGCTTGCGTAGACGTTGTTATAGTACCGAGTACATCTAGGTTTCCATTAACAGTTAAATTCCCTGTCAATTCAGTAACACCTGCCATAACTCCAGCACCATCTAGTGTGACTACAGAGTCCTTAACATCATCTCCACCAACGCCATCCCATATAACTAGGGCTGTGTCAGTTACGACTATCTCTCTATTAAGATCATCAGAAACCTCTGACCAATTGGCCGGTACAAATAAAGCACCTGAAGTAAAGGCTGCATTGGCCCTATACAACTTGTCTGCATTATTAACGTGTTGGTCAATAGTGTAGGAAGTAGTAGGTGCCCAAATAGGAATACCTCCACCGCCTGTCTGAACTACAGGGTAGTTGGCCCAAGATTGGGATATAAATAGTAAGGTAAGTAAAATTATCTTCTTCATAGTACCTCTTAAGGATTAATTGTTATTTGGTTCTCATCCAATAATATCTGAACTCCATCAGGAAATTCAACCATATAAGCCGGTATGTCCCCACCCCACACCTTTATAATCGTACCCACCATATTCATCTTATCACAAGGGGGGGTTACTTTGATTGTGTCCGCCACACTATAAATAGGAACGGCTGCCCAGAGATTGAAACTTATCAAAAATATAATTAAAAACTTCATACGTTCTCCTAATTAGGAACATCTATTGTAGTAAGTAGTCCGTTTTGAGTAGAGGCCCCTCTAAGCAAAGAGCTGATTCCTCCACTATCTAAAACTGTTGTTTGTTGCATTAGGTCAGAACGGTAATAATGCACTATTTCAGAGTCTAAAAATACATTTCTAGCATCTACAGAAACACCCCCATTATAATACGCTGTTAGTTCTGCAGCAGATATTACCTTATTCAGAATCAGGATATTTCCCATGGCCATATCTTGAGAAACTGTGAAGCCTGAACGCTCTCCGAACTTGAATATAGAGGCATTGTTTACTAGTACCTTAGAGCCTGTGTTAGCTATTAAGGTACCATCTAAGATATACTGAAACCCACCTGCCCCATCATAAGTTATTCCGACCCATACCCATTGATTATCTACTAACGCTGTAGGTAAGGTGTAGGCGGGAGACTCGTTAGATGTGGCATCGAATAGTCTAGTTACTAGACTGGTCCCACCGTTTTTGAGGTAGACGTAGAATACTGAGGACAAATCAAATAGGAAAGCGAAAGTGGGCCCTGTCGCCCATGCTGCTTTGAAAGGTATAAGTACTGTAAAGGGGTTAGAGAAGTCGTAAACAGTCCCATTAATCCTGTGCGTCCAAAGCTTAGAGTTTGCAATATCGTTAACCGCAAAGGATGTCTTCTGAAAAACTTCGGAAGTTTTTACATAAGTATTTACACCTGTTCTAGTTATAGTAGTTCCGCTATTCCAGCCTGAAATATCCACTGCAGCAGTTTCAAAATACTTAGTATGTAGGATTGGTGCAACTCCTGGGTCAGCTTTGAACACTCCAGTAACCACAGTATCTGAATCCCTAACTATAAAATAATCAGCGGCTACTGCATTGAAAGCTAGTAAACCAAGCAGTAATACTTTTAAATTATTCATATTATCTATCCCTCACCCATAAAGTTATAACAGCATCTGAGCCTGTTGGAGCAAACCCTACTGTGACTGTTTCCATAGAAAGATTATCTCCGGCTACGAATTGAATAGGTGTTGCTATCACTTGAAAATCGCTAACAGTATTTACAGCGTCTAAAACAACCTGCTCCCCCACACCGTTCTGAATTACTCCGTTTATAAGAGCCGAGCCTGTGCAAGTACCTGCTGTTCTTGTGTTATTTATTCTAATTGTTATACCTACAATCTCTCCATTTCGGAGCATTATAACACCTCCATTAGCACTGTTATGCCCTATAGAAACTGGTTTTGTGGCGTTGGCATTAACTGCTGAGACACCTCCAGAAAACATAAATTCAGGGAATACTGGGATATTATCTATTTGGGTTTGGATACTAGATGTAACCCCTGAAACGAATCCAATTTCTGCAGCGGTTGTTGCTGAGACAGCAACCTTTCCTGCTACGTCTGAGACAACCGCTCGGGAAACTGTAAGATTTGCCCCTGTAATTGTTGTGGCCGCCCCAGTAATAACTGGTTCCTTTTCGGTGTCGAGTTCATCGACCGCCGCCTGAGTCGTAATAGCAGCAATACTGCCACTAGGAACATTGGTAATTTGAGAAGCACCATAATCACCCCCCACTGCTACGACCGCCCCAGTTCTACCAAACACTGAATCTACAGGTGCTGTGGCCAGACCAGAAAGGAAGTCCGCTCGGGTCATCTTTCTATGTGCTGCTAAGGAGGTGTCATATACTGCGATTAAATCCGCATTATCAAAAGGTATGGTTGCTGATAGGGAGGGTATGTCCAGATTAAGTGTCTGGTTTCCTGAGATGTTTCCACCCCCACTTAAACCTAAACCACCTAAAATAGAAACGGATGTGTGGTCTACATAGTTGTTAGCACTAAATCCGTTTAGAGTAGTTATATCAATATTTGCAGGGACAACATCTAATGTTAAGTCATCTGCATTTTGTACAATAGAAAGTTTAGTTGAGCCTGGTACAAAGGAACGGAAGGTTAAGTCTATACCTAGTTTAGAACGGAAGACTCCAGAACCTAAACCAACATTAGAAGCTGTGTTAGCTTCCCCTCCAGGAGGAGTGAATGAAGCTACAATGTCCTGGAGCCTGGTTTTCTTTAATGTGTTTAGTGAGACATCCCACACAAAGAACTCATCGATAGAGTTAGGTGCAGGGTCTAATGTCTGAGAGTTAATATCAATTCTTAATGTCCTACTGGCCGTGGCATCTCCTCCACCAATTAAACCTGAAGTGGGTAGTGAGACATCTAAACCTATGGAAGTATGGTCTATATGCTCATTAGCTACAAAATTTAGTAAGTTGTCATGGTCTATTTGAGTTTCGTCAAAGTCAATGCTAGGATTACCTGCAACACCGTCACCATCAAGTACAAGAACTTTAGCCGAACCTGCGACTATGGTACGATTTGTATAGTTACCTGCAGCAGTTCTAGCCATGAGGCCATTAGATGAGAAATCTCCATCCATTACCGCTCCCGCCGCAGCTACATTTGTCGCATCAGTTATATCTGCTAAAGCCTCTACTCCGTCCAGCTTTATACCATCGGCCGCTAAGTCTCGACCATCTACAAGACCAGTTACGGCAACACTTCCCGTTATATTTTGAGGGCCAGAAGATAGAGCTCCTGTCGTGGAAAAGTTTGAAGTTGAGCCCGTCCAATCTATATGCTCATTTAGAACAAAGTTTAGAAGATTGTCGTGGTCGATGTTGGTTTCATCTACATCAATTAAAGGATTCCCTGCAACGCCATCAGGATTTGCTAGAGTTATTTTCGTGGAACCTGCTTGAAGGGTACGAGTGGAGTAAGCCGCTGCCCCCGTTCTACTTAGAAGACCGGTCGTTGCTATTCCGGCAAGAGTATCAAGCTCCGCTGACTGAACTTGCTTCTCAGCGTCGATTTCGTTTAAAGCACTCTGAACCTCGATAGCCGCTATATTTCCTGCAGGTATATTAGTTATTTCATTAGCTTGGTAATCACCTGCTACGGCAACCACTGAACCATTTCTACCAAAGACAGAAGCTACTGCTCCTGAACCTGCTCCAGTATTTGCTGAAGCTCTAAGGTTAGTAACGTGAATTATGTTTGCACTTTCAATGAATAATACAGGGTTTGAATAGACAGGAGGCTCTGTTAAAACTAGAGAACCCGCTGTTACTTCAGAAGTATAATAAGCTTTCTCTACTGTTAACCCGTGGGCAGGACATTCAAAACGTCCAATCTTAGCAACCGTAAAATTATCTACGTCGATGACCTCTACGATAACGTGGGTCGCCAGTGTTGCCTGATTGTCTGCTTTAGCATCTACCCAAATACCTGCTGTTAAATAAACAGGAGTAGGGTTGCAACCTAATGCTCTACCATGGGCCACTTGATTAACCTTAAACGCAATCTTAGTCCCCCCTAAAGTATCCCAATTAACTCCCGTATAGATTTCCTTTTGGTTTGTATCCAAGTTGAAAATCTCTAAACCTGCTGCTGGAGAACTGATTAGATCTCTTTGAACAGTAGTCATTTCAGGAACCTTAAAGCCTTTGGTTGTAGAGCGTATTTGAACCACTGTAGATGAGTGGGGTTTTACTCTATCGCCAAACCCTATAGGGCCATCCTTCATAAAGAGAGCGTTAGCTTGGGTAGAAATCAATAGTAATACTAGTATCTTAAACATTTTTAGGTATCTCCTGACCAATCCATTTCATCTCAGATTGAGTGTCGTGATTAGCCCCTAACATATTATCGGAAGTATAAGACACTTGCCCTATAAACTCGCCGAATCCATCAGGATTGGTTGTTACTGTTAATACAATTCCATCTAAATTTAAACTTCCGTCTAGTTGGTCAGTCCCATCTCTACCGATGAACCAAACATTAGTATCAGAATTAAACTGCATGATTAGGTCGTAAGACACAAATCTAAATTCTGTATCTGTCTTACGTCTAACTTGCATTTGAACCTTAGCGAACTCTGTACCTGCAGAACTTCTAAGTAAGGCATCCCCTCTACCGTCTGCAGGGGTCGGGTTATTTCCCCCTAATATGTCGATAGGTCCTGCAGCGTTTTTTATAATTTGTGAACCTGAGAACCTTCCAGTTCCAGGAATAACATTAGTTTCAATAGCAATTAATCTAGTTTCTTGGTCAGCATTTTGAGCCTCTAATGCAACCACTCTAGCTAGAAGGTCTACAATAATGGCGTGATTAGGAAGTTGAAAATCAATTGCTTCCTTAGTTCTAAGGGGTGTCATTCCTTTAGTATTATCTACGCCCGCTTCTGCTTCTGCCTTTGAGGCTATAGCAGCGAAGACTCCGTTTACCCCAGGAGCTCCGTTGTTTCCATTTATCCCTTGAATACCTTGAGGTCCTTGTAGACCGTTTGGCCCTTGAACTCCTGGGTCCCCTTTTAATCCTGTTGTTGGAACTAGTTCCCATTCTCCACCTACCAAGTCAGTGTTAAAATCCCCACCTGAAGTATGTACTGTTAATGCTCGGTACATCTTCTTAGAAGTAGGGTCTATAATAGTTTGAGAAATAACGTAATTAGTAGCTGGAAGCCAATCAGGAATTAAAGCTCCTGATATAAGGGTGACAGTAGCTGTAGCTGCTTCAACCTCATCAACCCCTGTCTGTACTTCCTGATTAAGGAGTACAACTCTATCCAACTGCTTTTCTAATTCTTCAGCAGGGATGGGAGTGTTGCCATCTAGGTTTAAACCTTGAGTCTTTGGGGATGTTCTTTTAACTAGTAGCTTAACAGGAGGTGCCACAACCATAATAACATTGGCCGGTGTAAGTCCCACAGGGTCTAAATTATAATCGACCCCCTCAACTTGTAAGGTTTCTACCCCTGCAGCATCCACAAGGAACACCTTAGTGACAGTGGAGGCTTCTCCAGGAATGAAGGCAAAAGGGATAGCGAAGGTAGTTATAACTCCGTTACTGGTATATAAATTTTTAGTTGTAGTATTAGCTACGGTCATATCTACTCCAATCCTAGTATAGCGTTGCTTCTATTCTCAGCATTTTGCTGTACCTTTTCATATATATTATCATCTTCTTCAAAAAATTGTGCAGCTGCGGCTTTTCTAAAAGCAGAGAAAATCTTCTTAACAACAATTCTTTTCATCTCGTCTGACTTACTTCCTTCTATTAAAGGAAAGTCATTTTTAAATTGTTCGTTTAAAGCTTCCTTTAAATTCATACCGCCAAAAGGAGATTCCTTTAATCCTAATCCACCTGCCAACCTTTTATACTTTTCATATTGTGCTGGGTTTAGAGGAGTTGAAACACCTCCTTTTCTAATTATTCTACTAGGATTATCAACAGTTAGGAAGGTCTCACCTTTTTTAGGGTCTGCATTTACTAAAGGATTATCCATACCTAACTTAAGTAACTCGCCTGATACAAACTTAGACATCTCATCTGGCTTGTTGGCCAGCAATGGAGAAGTGTTACTGTCTCCAAAACCTGTATAGTAAACCTTCTCTTCACCAAATACGTTAGTGGCAGCAGGTAAAGAACTACTCCATCCTGGGATAGTGTTCTTAAACTGATTAAGAAATCCGTCCCAAATAGGGGATTCAGAATCTTTGGCCACGCTTAAATCTCTCTTTATAGGGTCTCCAGTAGAAAACCCGTTAGTGAAAGGTATAGGTATGCCTTTTCTTATAGTGGACATTGCTCCTGAAAGAGGTATTGCACTACTTCCAAAAGATGTTATGAATTTCTCCATCTCTCTACCACTGTCTGAGCCAGGTCTTAACATTTCTAGGAAGGGAGCTAAACTCTCTGTAGCAAATTCAGGAGTCATAAATCTACCTACCGTCAATGCTGCTCCACCTACTAAATCTAACTTTGAAACCCCATCATCAACCATCTGGCCTAATAGGTCTGAAACATCTGCAGAAGCTCCTAATAATTGTCCCAAAGGGTCAAATCTATCGAAGGCTATTCTCGTATCAGTCCCAGGTATTTTAAAAGAATAAGGGACATTTCCAGCTTCTAACCAAAGTTTCTTTGATTTAAAGTCTGAAGGGCCACCACCTGTTATAGTTCCAGCAAGAGTTAAGCTTGCGCCCACTGCCAGTGTAGAACGTGATAATGAGATTCTTGCCTTGGCCAAGTCAGCTCTGACCCCACCTTCTAGTAAGTCTGCTCTAAGTCCTGGACCTAGTTCTACAGGTAATCTTCTCATAGAGAAGTCTAATAAATTTAAGTTAGTGTTAATGAAAGGGGTAATAACTTTCCCTATAGGATTGTTTAAAGCACCTTTTACCGCTGCAGCATCAAAGAACAATTCCAATTCTTCTGCAGGTGTCTGGAATGTATTAACTAATTTAGCTTTCTCAGCTCCAGAAATTATAGTAGGGCTAGGCTTTTGGATGAGAGATTCAGTGCGTGAAATAACTTCATCTGTACTCCAGCCCTTTTGAAGACCTTCCAAACTTGCTTCTCTGTGGGCAAGTCTATGAACTTCTTTACGCATATTAACTGCTTTAAAGAACTCATCAGCAGTGTATAAGGTTCTTCCTGGTAGAGTAGTCATCTTCCCCAACATATCGATACTTTTAGAAACTACTGCTTTGGGTACTGCTCCAGGTATTTTATCTATTTCTTGTTTGAAGAACTCGCTAGACATTTTTACGGGGGATATTTTACCCGACTTAGCGGATACTTTACCAGACTTAAAAGCCTGTCTACCCATCTCTAGAGCATCTTTAAAGCCACCTATTATGGACTCAATCTGTATCTCTGCTTCGCCTTTAAAAACTCTTTCAGAAGTTGGAAGCATTTCTATGGTGTTCTCGATACCTTCTATAATCTGAGAGGACTCACCATTCTTAATGGCCCCTGCTAGTTTTGCTTTATTTTTAGTTATTGCTTCAGCTATACGACCTTCTGCTTTACCTACAGCTACTTTTGACTCCACAACATCCATAGCAACTACCGAAGCATTAGAGCCTATGTTTCTAATTTGAGTCATAGGTCTTGATAGAAGCCCATTAATCCAAGTTTCATAAGCAGCTTCAGTAAGCTTTCTACCAAAAGAGCGTTTAGAGACATCTGCTAAATCAGCAGCTTTCATATTCTTAAGTCTTTCTTTTAGTTTAGTGGCAGTTTCAGAGCCACCAAATAAGTCATACTTATCTTGAAGCTGTCTATTTCTAGCAGCATCGACCATCTGGCCTCTAGCTTTCTTAACTAATTTATTTAAGTTTAGAGTTCTAGCAACTTCTGCTCCAAACCCTTCAGACCTTGCTATTAGCAAGTCTACATTATCCATCTCATCTAGAAGTAACTCTAGGTCAGCAGGATTATTAGGGTCCATATTTTTAGTTAATTGGTTTAATCTCTCTGTGGTAGACTCCATAACTTGAGCTATTTTAACAGTCTCAGCATCCGTAAGTAGTCCACCCTCTTTACGTTTCATAAAGTCAGCAGCATTTAAACCTAATTTCTCAGCGGCTTTAGTTGATTCTTCTATAGAAATCTCACCCCTTTTAAACTCAGGAGTAGTTCCTGCGCCTCTCTTAGCAGTTAGAGCAGCATCAATATCTCCTCTCTCGAGAGCAGATAGAATCTGGTCCTCTACATCAATAGGCGTATCTGGTAGGGAGGATTCCATTCTAGGAGTCTTCCTAGCTTCTTTTACCTCTTTCTTGATTCCATCTAGCTCACCAAACGTGTCTTCAGCTTTAACGCCTTCTACAGGCTTTGGTGCAACAGTTTCATCTGGGAGAACAATGTCTCTTTCATTAGCTATTCTAAGTACCTCATCAGCATCTTTTTTAACTGATTGAGCTACTCTATTTCCTCTATAAGCCTTTAGCCCCATAGTGAACATTTCTACTACAGCCCCTAAGCCTAAACCTTCTAAGGCATTTTTAAATCTACCTTCTGCTCTAGTATCACTAGGGTTAGCTGCTAGATATGTAGTAACGGGGTCTCTTAGAGGAGTGTGTCTTTGTATTAAATTCGATAGTCTTTCTTCCTTTGGGTCGAAGGCCGTAAAATCTACAGCAGCACCCAAAGCACTGGCCTTAGCGAACTTACCCAAAGTGCTAACTACTTTAACACCTTTAGTTACTTCGCCCAATAAAGCAAAAGGAACCATAAATTGAGTTATGCCCGATACCAAATGACCCACTGTGGTTCTAGGTTGGTAAACATTTTCGGGGTTTGTTAGGGCAGTTATTCTAGAACCTTCATTAATAAAATCCCCCCCCCCAATACCCTGTTCTGCCATAAAGTTTTCAACCATATCAGCAGCATCTATCACAAAATTACCTGTCTCTTGTACAGTACGGGCAACACCTGAAGCTACAGAACCTGGAATATCCTTAAGACTTTCCGTAAAAAGGTTTCCCTTTTCCTGCAAAGAAGGTTCCTCCGGTAGGTCTTCTTCTCTTCCAGAAAATCTTTCCTCTAGCCTCTTAATCTCTTCAGAGTCACTAGATGCTACCTCTCTATTTCTCTTAATATTTTGAAGAGTGGGAGAGTTTGTTAATGCTTCATCTTCTTCCATTAGTTAGCCTTTTCATCGAATGAGCCTTTCTCAAAGAAATCTCTTTTATATGCTTCTTCCCTTCTCTCTAGCTGTAGAAGTCTATTCATATATGTTTTAGTCTCAATTAAACCTCTATCTCTTAAAGATTTTAATTGCTTAAACGCCCTTCCAAAGTTCTTTAGTGTAGACTCTTGGTTAGATGTCCCCATCTGAAATTGAGGGCTTACTCCGGACACTAACTTCATAGATTTGAAAGAACCTAATGTGTCCTTTAGGATAGCTCTACCTACAATGTCGGGGTCTAAATCCTTATTGCCATCTAGTCTTTTATGTAGGGTCGTAATAGCTTGAGCTGAAGACATCTTCTGACTCTTTGTAGGAAACAGAGGGTTTATTATAGCTGATTTTATAGTTATCTCAGCATCCTTCAATCTTCTAGAACGTAGAGAGCTGTCCGCTATACCTTGTCTTCTAGCTATCTCACTAAAGGCTTGGGCAGCATCTTTCCCTGTTAAAGAACCTGTAGCTGAATTAACATCTGCTCTCAATATACCTAGAATTTTCTTGTCATCAAACCCACCTGCTTGGAGGTTTCTTATGTTTGCCATAAACTCATCAGAGTCAAATTGCTGTAAAGATGTGGCTTGCTTTCTAAATTTAACGTATTGGGAAGGTGTCACAGAGCCATCAACGAGGCCCTTCTTTAAAACAGTTTCACTGTCTGCACCCTCTATAAAAGCATTTCTTAAAGTAGCTTCTTGTTTAACTTCTACCTCTCGCTTCATCTTTTTTATTTTTTGATTTTCATTACGAATATCGATACCTAGCTCTCTCTGCTCTTGAGCATCTAGAGACTTCTTTATTCTAACAATCTCAGCAGCATCAAACATTCCTCCAGGATTAACATTGAGCAATCTTCTAGACAGGTTAAATTCCTTATTGTTAGCGTACCCAGAGATATTACTCGTCCAAATATTCTTTAAGGATTCTTCCTTCATCTTCCTAGCTTCTTCTATTGTTAATGTGTTTCCACTTAGAGAATCGTACTTAGCTCCTTCTGAAGCCATCGATACTAAAGCCCCATCGGTGTCAGGACCTAGCACATAGCTGGCTGCTGTAACATCACTTGTTTTCTTGGCGTTTGCTCTAAAGAAAGTGTTTGCTCTCTTAGCTTCAAAGGTATCAGCCTCTATTTCTACGCTACCTATAAAGGTGTTTGCCCTAGCTGTAAATGCTGCAGAAGCTTTACTGTTTGGGGAGTTTTTAGAGATTCTAAGAATTTCCTTATCCATACTGCTCTTAAGGAAAGCACTATATCCCTTACCTGATTCAGGAAATTTTAGTTTAGCCTCTATTCTTTTTTCATTATGTTTAACATTTAGCTCGGCCATTGAAGAAGATATAAAATCTGTGGCTTCAGCAGCTTCTTTCTTTCTAGCAATTTGCATACCCAAACCTGTTAAGGCCTCTGCTGCTGCCCCAAAGGCTCTAGAAGGTTCTAAATTAGGAGAAACGCCACCGCTTCTACGAGGTGCTCGTAATTGGTTATTGGTTTTTAGTGATGAAATCTTTGCCACTATTTACTCCCCGCTGCTATTCCTTGGAAAATCGTAGCTGCCGTTCTAAAAGGAGCTGCCTTTCTATTAGCTTCTGCCTTTCGGTTCTGTTCATCAGCTTGTCTTAGAATAGACGCAGCCTCAAACTCGGCCAATTGTTTTTCTATATTTTGCTGTTTCAATACTTGGTTTCTAGTGTCCTCTAATATAGAGAGACTTGTCCCTTCACTAATATCTACTCCGCTTCCTGCCAGTTCTACTAACTGTTGAGAAGCAAACTGCTTGCCTTCCTGACTAATTACTTTCTGATTTATTACAGAACGGTCTAGTCTCTCTTGGGCATCAAGTTTTAGGAGTCCTGCTGTCTCTTTGGCAGCTCTCTGGATTTCTTTATTCTGTTGCCTTTGAGCTTCTAGGGACAGTGCTGTCCCTACCGCTGCAACGGCTATAGTGCCTGTGGCCATACGCCCTCCACTTCTTTGATACTTGCGTATATTTTACAGTCATTTCCAGCACAATCATAGAACCTTGCGATACCCTCAAACTTAAATCCTAAGTTCTCGGCCCATTTATCAGCAAAATCTGTGCTTGTGTTAACTGCCATCTCCAACCTATGAAACCCCAGTTTATCATGGCAGAAGGAGACAACCTTCTTAACTGCTTTATAAAAATCTAATTTGTTACAATCTACTAAAACCCCAGGAATTAACCAAACTTCTCCAGCACCCTCTCTCTGTCTATTGACCCCAGATATACAGATAACTTCACCATCCTTAAATAGAGTCAACATATTGACCCCTGGCTTGATATGAGCATCTGATAAATCCCTACTTAAATTCTCGTATCTATCCTTTGGGACAAACTTACTAAGGTGGGCAGGTGTGTAAGGGACTAATTTAATCATCAGTTTCCCCCTGTAATATTAGGGCTAAAACTGTAGAAGGATATGGCTCTGTATTTCGGAAAGAGATTTTACTCTCTAGATTAGGGCTTTGGTGCGGATTAACTCGGAACTTTCCAGTATTGAGGGCGTTAATGTTGGACATCTTAAGTGGCTGCCAGCTGCCTCCACTACCTTTAATTTCTAAATTTACTGTCTTATACACTCTTAAAGTCGCCTCATCTACACGTTTAATTGAGCCTTTAGAAGTACCGAAGTTTCCTCCTGCTTCTAAATCTAAGCTTTCACCTTCTGCAATCATAGGAAATCCTGAAACGAACCTACCTGTTTGTGCAGAACCTAAATCAATCTGTCCACCTACTACTACAAATGTACCGAACTTTAACCCTGCTTTCGTAACGGTTAAAGTCTCTCCCTCATGTGTCCCAAGTCCTGTTAGAAACTGAGAAGCTGCTAGAGTTTGAACTACTGCTGCATCTGTAAATATAGGTAAATTTTCTTCTAATGAAGACGTATTGTCTAATGTTTCCGCTTCAAAATCACCAACAAATTTCTCGAGGAAATACTTTGTTCCTCCATCAATTAATCTTCCCGTTAGTAGGTAGACATCATCGAAACTTCCAGACATGTTTGGTATAGAGCAAACTCCCCAAACATTGACTCTATTCCCACCTAATATGTGAGTATGCCAAGCCCTAGTGCCTAATTCAGTGGCGTATGTTATACCTACTAAATCGTTAATATCATTCAAATACCAACCTATTTGGCGGCTTATTTGATAATTAGATTCCTTAAATTGTTTTTCTACTTGTATGACATCATTGAAATCTGACACTCCGTGACGGACTATATGTTCCGCATGGCTAGTTATATCATCTGAGAGATAACTACCATTAGCATTATTAAACTTAAAATTTCTAACCCGTCTGCCATCTCTGTCGACATAAAGCACCTCGTTATCAACACGGATAGGCTTAGTAGGCGAGCCTCCATTTCCAGTTTGTCTTCCGATAGATATATTAGTTCGGTTCAGAGATTCCCCTGAACTAGACACAATATACTCGGCACCTAAAGTACCGATTTGCAGGTTACGCCCAGAGGACATCCATGTTATTTTATTTACTTCTTGTGATGCTATTGTAAACCCAAACGGGTCTGTAGATAGTGTTCTAATACCTTCAAAACTATATATGAGTTGCTTCTCTGTATCAGGTATGGCGGCGGATATAAAGTAGTTAATTCCAGAGGTATTGGCCCCATCTGTTATATCCTGTTGAAATCTTCTCTCCATAAGATGAAAGAGGTTTCCTAGTCTGGAGGACCATATCTTATCAGGTTGGGCTTCATTCCCGCCCCAATATATTCTTTGCTCGAATCCCGCCACTGTCTTGGGCCAACCTCTATGGTCAGACCATGCAGCTTCTTCCCAATTATCTGTGGCCGTAACCGCAGATAAGGTATTTGAAACTAGAGCACCCACTACTGTAGAAGATGTGAAGGCCGTTATTCTAACTGCACCTGTGACACCACCTTGAGTAAGTTTAAATATCGAACCTATGTGAGAGGCATTAAATATAGCTGCAGAAGCAGTTAAGGTTATTGCCCCCACTGTGTTATTTGGGGTAATAGTAGTAGCTGTAGTATTTACATCTCTAAATGGGACACGTAAAACAGGGGCTATCTTGGCCTGGTCTGTCTCATCTGGAACGTTTATAAGAGTCTCTAGTTCAGTAACGCGGAAAGCGTTGTCTGATATTCTGAATATTATAAGTGGCCGTACAGTTCCTGAGGAATGTGTAACAAACATTATGTCACCTGACTGGGCAAAATTGTACCCTCTTGGGTCTACTGTTGCAGGAATAACACTTAGGTTATACTGGTTATCAACGACTGATGGAGTCCCATCATTCTTAAATATTTGGATAAAAGGTGTGACTCCAGGTAAGACACCGTTATTTTTAATTGCTATAACGTAGGCTTCCGTTTTGGAAAATATGAAAGGAAGAAGCGCAGCCCCCCCGTTCCCTGGAGAACCGAGACCTGTAATCTCGGTTATTAGCCTAGTCCCTGGCCGTTGGGTTACGCCACCCTGCTTTCGAGGTATATAGTTTAAGAGTTTAGCCGCCGCAGCAGAATACTCTTTAACATCCGAACGCCCTTCCATTGTAGGAGAAAATTCGCCTGCTGTGAACGTATTTAATGAAGTGTTAAACTTTGACATTTCTTCCCAAACCTCTCAAAGGATTACCTATTCTTGCGTTTAAGAACACATCTGACTGTAAATTGTCCTGATGGTCCTCCTGTCCGTCTATAGCTTTAGCGTCTTTAAGCTCTGTTTTTAGAGCTGCTTCTAACCTATCTCTCAATCCTTTGCTTTGGTTGAGGGAGTAAGTAAGGTCTAACGCCAACATATAGGCCAGAGTGTCCACGAAACTGGAATCATAAAGACCCACTGTAGTTATTCTGGAAACGTATTTAATGGTAATTGTTGATAGATTTGAGAGTAGTTTGTCTCCTTCCACCTTAAATGGAACATCCTTCTCCTGGTCGTAGATTACTCTAAGACAGTCTGGAGGTATTTGGTACTGGAAATCAAACTCAAATAAAGGGTCTGCTACTGTTCCCGCCAATTGAGCTCTCTTAATTGCAAAGTTCCAATAATGAGAACGGAGCAATTTATCCCTCATAAGAGGGTATTGAGACTTACATAATTTTGCGGGTTTAGAGTTTTCGGTTAAGGAGGCAATAGGTTCCACGCCTAGTTTAACTAGTGCAGAATTACATATAGCTGTATCAGAAGTAACTGTACCGGCCATGTTCCTCTCCTAAATAAAGGGAGGCCTAGAGGTTTTAATCTCTAGGCCCAACTCAAATGCAGGTGGTATCTACGATTCGAGAGTGTAATAAACGTACATTCTAATTTCTGCTCCGCCTGCGACTAGGTTAGTAGAAGCTTCAGTAACAGTACCGGACATTTGAAGTCCACCCTTACCTACAACTAATCCCATAGTAGCAACCGTTTCAATGTTTGCGCTTTTTAAAACTGCTTGTCCACCACCGTCTGCTTGGTTAACAAATGCGTTTTGGTCTGCTGCAATAACATCGTTTTTATCTTCATTAACTGAAGCTTCATTGATTTCAAAACCGCCTTCGTGACCTAAATCAATGATACCCGTAGCACCTAATGAAGCTGTAATGTGCATCTTTGCATCGATAACTACAGCACCTTCTGGGATGTTTGGTCCTAGAAGTTTGTCGCCTGGAGCGAGTTCTGCTGCAAGTCCGATAAATGATTCCTGAACACATTTAATTCGAGAGTTATACTCTCCAGGTGAAATTTTTTGAATTGGTGAAGCTTGAGTCTTCCCTAAATTCTTTCCTAATATAATAGCCATTTCGGCCTCCTGCTAAGATTAAAAGGTTAAGTTATTATGCTTCTAAACAAATAACTTCAATTAATTGTACTTCTTCCATTCTTACGGCACCCACTGAATGAGCAACATAAACCTGTGTAGAGTAACGCTTATCATCTCTCTCTGAGATTCTAGCAATTAAGTCTTCACCCGTAGAAGAAAGCATACCTGACTCTAGGTAAGCAAAACAACGTCTTGCACCTGCAGGAAGGTTTGAAGCACCACCTAACTCACCGGTAGCAGGGTTATAAGCTGTAATAGCTGCTGTTACTGGAAGTCTTTGAGTACGAACAAACTCAAACCCGAAGAACTCATCAATATCACCTTTAACTAAAGCTTTCACGTTAGTATAGTCAGCGTCGATAGCTTGGTTGTCTCTTAATAGAGATTGTTTCTGAGAACCTGAGAAAGCTAAGTATCTACGTTCCTCATCTCCTTCATCAACATCTGCTGTATCAAACTTAAGACTGATAAGAGATAGAGTGAAAACATTTAAGTTTGTAGCACCTGTACCATTTTCAGCGATAGAAACAAGTTTCTGTGTGTCTGGTAGAAGTACATTGAACTCACCTTTACGACCACCTCTAGCAACACCAAGTGCAGCAGAGATAAACACATCATCTTTTTTACGGTTAAGGGCCATAGTCCCTGAAAGAGCATAAGAAGAATCTGGAGAGATTAACATTCTTACTCTATCCATTCTATCAATTAAGTCACCCCAATCAGCGTCTAAAAGAGTAACTTGTCTCTTAGAATGTTGAGAGTTCATAATTGGTGTATCACCGTGACGGTCGACAATATCTTCCGCATCAGTCGGTGCTAGTCTTTCAAAGAAGTCTACTTCTACTGATTGACTTTCCCTACGAGATTTACCCCATAGACGAGCTGTCCTCTGTTGAGTAAGCATCATAATATTTGAGTGGAACCCATCTACAAATGCTGTATCAACTGAGAAAGAACCAATCTGGCTCAGACCTGTATGCTTTACAGTGTTATATAGGGAAATTAACTCGTATTTTGTTTTAGAGATAAAGTTCTTAACTTCATTCTTGAAATAAAAGCCCAGTGCGGAACACGCAACGGCCATGAATAATATAGATAATGATTTCATCATCGACTCCATTTTTAGGTTTATAAAATTAAATACATCTTCGGCTGAAGTGTCCCAAAAAAGGGGTTCGTACCTAACTTCTACATGAAATGGGGTCATGTGACTGAGTGTCCCGTAGAATTGTCTGTCTACAGGATAATAGTAAAAGGGTATCTAGGTCAAGGGTTTTTCGTCGAATGTAGAAATAAAAAAGCCCAGGTCATAACTCCTGGGCTTAATTGGCAACCTGTCAACATCCCAAGGGGACTAGGGTTACTAAGAACTATAATTATTATCTAAAAATTCCACCTTGTCTACTTTCAGTATCTTTCTTCAACCTTCCTTTCATTCTATGAAGGTCCATATACTTGTCCTGAAGACCTTGATGCCCTGGAAGCAGCTTATTTCTAAAAGCAGGGTTACCCCAAATCTTCTTAATTTCTGAATCTACTTCTGTTACAGACATAGTGGCCTTAGACCTAAATTCCTGACTAAAGGAGTCCTCGCCCATATTGGCCCCAATGTTTTGGAAAATCTTAACAAGTAGTGGGTTATTTAAAAGACCCTCTGACTTGAGTTGTTCCATCTGTTGAGGTGTGGCAAACTGAGTCAATGCCTCATTAGTGACTTGAAGGTTCTGGTCGTAATTACCCCCCCACTCGTTCTTAAGGTTTTGCCAATCAGTGTTTAGTTTGTCAGTAGCCTTTTGACTGTCTTCTGAAACGTGCTTCCCAATAGTGCTATTATAGAAATCCATAACACTCTGAGCATCCTTTGGGAGAATCCCCTGTTCAAAAGCATGGGCCTTAAATTCATTAAGGAAAGCCTCATTAGCCGATAAACCTTCTGGCATATTGTTGGTCAGTTCATATTTTTCTACAGAATCGGGGAGGCCTAGCTTATGCTTAACTGCTCTCCAATCTGCATCTGTTGAGTCTTTGGTAGGGATATTAACCTTGTCGGTCCCCATCATTCCTTGAAGATGAACATGAGATTGCATCAAAGCACCCATATTGAACTCTTTCTTATCTTCATTGTAGAACTTCATTAGCGTAGCATTTCCGTGGAAATCCTTATTTAAATCACTAGGATAGCTAATCTCCGTCCCCGCTGGCTTACCACCACCGGCATTAGAACCTGGTTCTCCTCCGCCACCCCCAGCAGCTCCTCCAGAACCTCCAGCACCTGCACCACCACCTGCTCCTCCGCCTGTGTTAGCTCCGCCTGGTGCACCAAATCCAACTTCTCCTCGTTCATCATTCAGTAATTGTACCAAAAATCCAAAAAATTTACTTATTGTTTTCAAAATTATACTCCTTTTCAAAGTCCATACCTGTTTGTATCTGTTTTCTAGCTCTTATAAGCCTTTCTTTATCTGTGTATAGTGCATTAAGGATGTGAAGGAGGAGCTCTCTCTTCCCTTCATTAACTGCTGAAGTAACGGGGTCATTCTCTACGGTTGTAGGTTTTATGAAATGCCCTGCTTTCATTAGGTCATAGAGAACAATGTCTCCATCTTTCCCTCTAAATGTGTTTTGATAAGCTGTGACTACTGCCTCTGTGAAGGCACCTCGACCCTGCTTGTTTTTACCACCTGCTTGAATTTCCTTCAACTTTTATCCCTTTGCTGTGGCCTGTCCTGCTGCTTGTACAGCAGGTGCCGTTTTGTTAGCGATTTCAGCAGCTTGCATCTCTTGTGCTTGTTGTTCTTGTTGTTTGGCCGCTTCCTCACGTTTCTTTCGTGTGCCTTCAACCTTATCATCATCTGAAAAGATTCCTGCATTTACGCCTGTTATCTCTCCGATAATCTTAAGAGTATTATCACCATCTATCAAGTCTGCTGCTTCTGGTTTTATTTGTAGTAATGGCCCAACCAAACCCATAAAGGCATTAATTGCTTTAACCTCACCTAATCTCTGGGCCTTAGCAATTTGAGAAGTGAAGAAAGCGTTTAACGCAGTATTCTCTAATTGAGGGGGTACATTTTCAGGAACTTTCCCTTTACGAGACATAATCCCTAAACCTCTGTTTACCAGAGGAGCAAGAACATCATCATTCAATCTAGCTAGAATTGGGCCAAACCCTGAGTGGTTCTCATTAATTCTTTGGTCAACTTCAACCGTAGTCATACGGTCGCCTTCTCTAATTCTCTGCTTATCCCTAAAGTAGGCATCCCTCAATTGTTTACGAACACTTTCCATGGATTGCTCACCCAAAGCAGGATTAGCTCCTGTTAATAGTGGGAACGCAGCTTCGTTGGCCTTACCCCTAACTGGAGTAACCCCACCTGGGTTTATATTTAATCTACCTACAATTGAGTCATCATTAACTAAAGTAGGTGGGTCAATAGATTTTTGTACTGCTCTAATAGTAGAGAGCATCATAGATTGAAGCATCTTATTAGCTGGAAGGGATTTTATACCTGGCCCACGACCATAGTTCTCTCCAGACCTTTTAGACCATCTACCTACAATATAAGGGAACTCTTTAAAGCCACCTTCTTGGAAGATGACTCGAGTCTCCTTATGCAACCAAACGGAAGCATGAGACATAGCTATCTTACCCAATCCCATAATCTCAAGGTCTGCCTTTGGCATAACCATGTGAATCATAATCATAGGTTCTTCAAGTTTCTCTTTCATCCCCTTTAATGCAGGGTTTGTATCAAATAACTTATGGCCGGACTTGCCGAACTTCTGTAGAACTTGCCTAACAGTCATAAGCTTTTCACGACTTACTGTATCAACTACCCCTCTACTGTTTTCCCCGATGTTGCATTCATAAATAGGGAAACACTCAAATCGGATAAGGTCCTTTTTATCCTCTTCCATAATCATAATGGCAGTACCAGCTGCCAATAAGTCTTCGTAGAACTCTGAGATTTCTGTATAGAAGTTAGTATTCTGAAGGACAGTAAACCAACTACTCGTCAATTCTTGGAGGAATTTACGGACATCTGTTAACGCATTTATCTTTTTAACAGGGTGTGTAAGTTCCATCCATTGAACATACGGGTTAGTTAGCTTAGAGCCTAGCTCTGCAGCCAGTTCCTCATTGAGGTTCTGGGCAGTTGTATCTAATAAATGATTTTGTTTCTTTTCACCTTGAATAGACTTGATTTGTCCGAAGGTATAGACATCATCCTTTCTAGGAAGCACCAAACGGAGAACTTCTCTCCAATGGTCACGCCAATTACTAGCATCGGCATTTAGTTCACTATGTCTTTCGATAATTCTATCTGCTCGTTTAGACATTAATTATCCTTCGTGAAAATAGGTCTAGCACCTGGAGTGGCCCTAGCACTTGATATATTTGCTGCTCTTTCTCTAAACAAGTTAGAGAGAGCTGTGATTTGGTCTAATTCTGGTATAGCTACACCTGTTATCGATTTCACATTCTTCCCACCAATACCTAACTTAGCTGAATCTGCTGTAGGTGCTTGGAATGTTCCTGTCTGAGAGGCGAGGGTGTCACCTTTTTGTTTGAAGATATTTACATCAGAAACAAATGCTTTACGGGCATCTGTAATAGTTTTAGTAGTAATAGGAGCTGGCCTAGCTCCTGATGATGATGACATAAATTCTCCTAAAAGCCTGCGTATGGGTCATATCCGGTTGTATCCGCATACTGCGGCCTAGTATTTTCCTCTCTACTTCCTGGGAATTTACTCTTACGAGTATCCATAGCAGAGTAACAAAACGCTTTGGAACTGTGAGATGACCAATCGTGCAGAGGTTTATCCTTAAACATCTGTCGCTTTTCGTCATACTCCTTTTGATAATTATACAAACATTCTAGCCCCCGTCCACACTTTTCTTCGTCGAATGAAGAAACGTCTATGGTGTTTCGGGCAGCTTGTATCTGGTCAGCTTCGGCGTGTCGCTTATCTACTTCAACAATTAACCCCAAACTTCTAGCAGTTTCCTGTCTAGATTGTCCAGAACCAAACTCTCTAACGGCCCCATCATGTGGCCATACGTGTCTACCATATTGGTAGCTTTCACCACTTATATAAACACCTACGTCAATCTCTTGACGAGTGTTCTTGCCATTAGCTTTGGCACGTAACATAGCGAGATAAAAGGGAATACCTTTTCCATTAAATTCAAAATGGTCTATATAAACCCAGCCTCCGCCAATCTTTTGACGGAACCAAATAACTGTTTTATCACTCACCCCAATATCCCAATAGGTGTCTACAGGATATTTTGGGTTATATGGAAAGACCCCTACTCTTCCTTCCTTTCTCGCTTGAGAAAGGTGGTGGCCAAAGTACGAACCTTTAATAGCAGCAGAGAAAGAACACTCAAGTTCCTGCTCAATTTCCTCTGGCTCGAGGTCTTGCTTCATTTCATCTATTTCAAAACGGGATAAAACACCTGTTTCACTAGCTCTATAGATACAACAGAACCATTCCTTACAGGCAAGATACTCCCTCCACCTGGCATAAGCTTCCTGAATTGCAGGAGCAATAGAGAATAATTTATCCTTAACTTCATTCTCAGGGGAGTATTCGTGAATGTCGATACTCTTCTCGAAGGCATCCCACTTGACCTGTTCGGCCTTAACATCATTCAATTGTTCAAATTCTGCTACCAATGTCTGAGATTCACCTGCTTTTTTATATCTTCTAAAGAAATGATTCTGGCCTTTAGGCGTACCAATAAATATCGCCCAAGGCTTATAGTAACCAGGAGTATCCAAAAGGCCCATCTCTTTAGCAGCTCTGGCCCTATCTGAGAGAGCAGGTCTGATAATCTGACCCCATATAATTGGGTCACATTGAGCATACTCATCGACAATACAACCATCAAGGTAAAGCCCACGTAAAGCATCTGGGTCATCTGCACCAATGAGGATGATTTTAATGACATCACCATCAACACACCCATCAATAGGACACCTTCTACCAGGACGCTCGATATAGACAGTGAGTTCGGATTTATTATGTTTAACGCCTGGGATGTTACGAGTAAAATCCACAAGATATTGCCAAGCAATAGTCCTAGCCTGTTTATACGTCGGTGCGATATATCCATATTGAGGATTCCTTAGATTGTTTTTTAGAGCTCTGTCTATAAGGTGGTTGATGGCAAAGACTGTCTTGCCGAATCTTCTGTGACATACGAGAACATTAAAACGCTTTAGAGACCCGTGCAGAAAGGCTTGAAGCTTCCGAGGCCTATAACCCGTTTTAATCTTCTTTACTGGTTTAGAAGACTTCTTCTTCTCACCATAAAATTCTGGGGAGGAGGTAGGCCCTAACAAATCGTTAGGGCCTTCCTTCATTGTTTTATAATTCTGCACTAAAGGTCTGGCTCAGTAGTTCCTACAGGAGTAACCTTAGTCGCCTTCTTCTTAGTCGCCTTCTTCTTCTTAGTCGCCTTCTTCACTGGAGCGGCTGAGACTTCTACAATAGCAACATTTTCAGGAGTTACAGTTTCCTCAGAAGGAGCTAAAGCTTCTAGTTCGGCCTTAAGTAAATCCATAGCTGCTTGAATATCTTCAACAGTTTTAGGACCTTGTTTATCAACACCATGTTCAGTAACAGCTTGTCTGATAGCAAGAGACTCTAGAGTGTGAGGGCAAAGCCCAGCTTCTCTGATTCTAGCATCAAGTCCTACTGTAGGAGGTGCTGTCTTATATCTACGTGTTTGCTGTAACACATGATTTATCTTCTTAGTAACATCACATTCCTGGTCATACCTATAGTTAAGAAAGATTCCTGCTTGCTCATGTAGGATTCTCTTTCTTGGCTTTGCTGTAGGAACTACAACCTCACCGACACCATCTAACTTATTAACTACATCACCATACAATTTCGACTGGTCCATTTTTTATTCTCCTTAAGAATGATTTATATTTTATGCATACACTAAAGATATAGGCATGGAGAGGATAAAGCAACCGAGTAAATAGGTACAGTATTGATTAGAAGTAAAAAGTGTCGTGCTTTACCCTACGTGAATGTCAGGAAACTTTTGGGGGGTTTCGCCATTTGACGAATTTCTATATAAAATCATTAGATTTTTGAAGAATGTTCTACCCTTAGTAGTGCTAAGGGATTTTTGAGCTCTCTCACCTCATATACCACTGCTATTCGTCGAATGACGATGGTTTTATGGTCACGTTTGCCTACATAGCGGTGTTTGTTTGCTGCGTTTACCCATCATACAACTTATAATTCCTCAATTCTTTTCTTTTCTTTTCTTTATAGTGTGAAGCGATAGAGCTCAATATCAATAATGCGCGTCGCTCATATTCTTTCTAAGCCCTTCTATTATACTTATCTATAGTGTGGCATACCCCCCTTATTTATCCCCAAAGGGCCTCTATCACGCCTTGTGCGACTAATAACTATTCGGCGGTTTTTGTTCAAACGATATAACGCACTTGCAACCATCGTCGTTCGACCATGCTTTTTTTCCATAAACCGTGTATTTCTTTCATATATGCAATTAAAGTGTTGTCGAATGAAGAAAGTCTGCTATTGTTCCCCTGTAAACAGGAATTATCCTTTTTACTTACTTACTTGGCGGTATAAATGAAAGAATTAATCATAGACAAAATTATGGAAGAAAATGACATCCAGTATTTAATGGAAAAATTAAATATAGATCGCGATTTTTTATATGATGTTATTGAGAAAGAACTAAGACTTAAAGATGATAAAGAACTAATAGAACTATTTTAAAAAAGGGAGTATTGAAAATGATAAATATTAAAATAAATGTAGAGTCGTACAACGCCTATAATTCAGGTTTTCTACTTGGAGAATGGCACGATATATCCTATTTAGATGAAGACGAATTTAGTTTGTTAATGCAGAAAATTAAAAAAGATACTGAAAAAAAATTAAGCAAAGAAAATAAAGATCCTGAGATGATTTATTCGGTATGTGAAGAATTTTTTTGCATTGATTATGAGGTAACTATTAATAATCAAGATTTGAATTATTCATTAAATACTGAATCGTGTTTAGATGTGGACCCTTGGACCGTATTTAAATTAAAAGAAACATTTGAAGAAATTGAAAACATTAATGATGAAGCTTGCACGGCCGAATATGCAGCAGCATACACGGCCGTATATGTTATATTATTAAAAACAGGATTAGGTCATAAAGAGGCATTGAGTACTTGTCATGATGGTTTTTTAGTAGAGTATTCAGATAATAAACATGAAGACATAGGTTATTACTTTGTTGATGAATTAAGCACCTTTGATATACCCGAAAACATGAAAAATTATTTTGATTATGAAAGTTACGGGCATGACGTATGTCGCCGTCAACACGTTGATCTGGAAATAAACGGTCAAAATTACGCATTTTTTTATAATTAATATCAATCAACTAACGGGGTGTAAAACCTCAAGGGAGTATTTAAAATGAAGAAATTACTACTATTAAGCGTGTTATTGTCAGGTTTTCAAGTTAAAGCAGACTGTAATATTGAGCTGCTTGTAAAAAAATCAGGTGCAAAGACTTACTACACATCATTAGGTAGTCGCATGAGTAAGTCAAACGTAGAAGCAATTAAAGACGTTTGCCAAATTAAAGTTAAATTAATGAGCTCTAAGCAAGTTAGGTCACTGAATATTAAAAGACTTAAAGCGCGCTTGGCTAAATTGCAGAGCAATAAATAATTCAATAACTACACCAAATAACGGGGGTGTAAAAACCCCCGAAAATAAGCTTAAAGATGATAACTAATAGGTGTCAGATTAGTTTTAAAAACTTAATAGGAGTTAAAAAAATGAAAACAAAAAAAGTTAGTACATGGTTACCCGTATTTACTGGTTTTTATGAATCAATCTTTGATCCTACTGATAATTATCTAGAAAGTGAAACTAATCTTTCACTAGATGAATATAAAGATTATTATGAGACCCTTTTCAGGGCCGGTGTAAGTCAAGAATTTTTTAACGAAAATCTATGTATGTATCTTAATTGTGTAAAGGGCTTAGAGGGTGCTGCTGAATATATATGTAATTCATTAGCGTGCTTAGATAGCGCGGACATAATTATAGATACGGTATGGGAATCTTTACAGTCTCCAAAATATTACAATTTTTCAACCGATTCAATTAATTGTGAAATTGAATACAATGCCGATCTATTGGCAAAATATTTGAAAGAAAATGAAAAGGAATTAATTGAATATCTCAAGGGGAAATATACTTCACGCGACGGTTTTTCGTCTAGTTATACAAGCGATCTTGGATATTGGATAGATCCCGAAAATCACGGTGCGCATGAAGTAGGATCGTTGCTGCAATTCGTCTTAGAGAATGAAAATGATGATCCTGTAATTGATCTATATTATGCATCTGATTTTCTTGATGGCTTTATAGATAGCGTAGAGTTTGACGAAAACGGCTTAATTGCGGCCTATGCGGATGAAGCAAACAACTAACGGGGTGTAAAAACCCTAAAGGATCGAATAATGAAAGATAAGAGCATAAAAATAATCGATTGGGCCGGTAATATTTTATTTATTGGCCCTTATGATGATAATGAAGTTGATAAGGTTTTAAATGCTAACAGATGTGACTGCGATTTAGAACCAAATTGCTTAATATGCGACGGCACGGGGTATAGCGGCGACTTTTCAGTACAATGGATAGACGAAGAAAACGATCGAAACGCTATGAACGTATATGAATATATTAACTATTAAAGGACAAAACAAAATGAATAAACAATTTAGGTCACTAAAATTACAGGGAGGTAAGTAATGGTTATTGCAGTATTTAGTAATTTATCGAATGAATGGTGTTATAAAAGTCATAAATATTTACCTAATAAAATAATAGTAGAGGCGTGTGGTACTGACAGTATTTATCGGCCTGATCAAAGAAAAACTCAAAGGAATATGATTATAGAAACTTGTGAACACCTTAAGAGGTTACAAGGCGTTAAGAAATTCCACTCGATGCGTTTACATGTCGTTAACTCTTATGGTGATCAAACAGGGTTAAATAATTCAATAACTGACAATATAATTTTAACTTATAACAAAGGATATTTGGCATGAAAGAACAATTAAATAAAGATTTTACAAAGTTGGATAAGATTAATACTAAATTACTCTTATCTAGTGTTAGTAAGGATGTTACTGGGCGGCAATTACAAGGTGTTTGCCATGTTAAAAGTTTAGAAGCATTAGTGGCCACTAACGGTCATGTCCTTACGGCTCTAAAGTCTAGGTATTCAAGTGAGTTAGCAGATAATATAATTGATATTAAATATGGCGGCGCTCTTATCAATGGAAAATATCCAAAGGTAACTAACAGTATCCCCACCTGGTTTAAATTTAAGCAGGTCTTTAATATTAAAAAGACTCATTATTTCAAGGCTAGAACTTATGGCGCACCTGAAAAGGCGCATTTTTATATGGACGGATCTATATCTATTAATGACATTATACCTAATAAGACCCTTGCATTTACTGTAAACGCTGAATTTTTAAGGCATTTAGTGGATAATGATTGGTCGATACGGTGGAACGATAGTAATTCACCAATCCAAATAAGTTTAAGTAGATATAACGACTTTGACGGCGACTTTCATATCATTATGCCGCTTAAATTATAATTAAATAACTAACAAAGGATATTTGGCATGAAAGAATCAATACTAGTTAAGAAGCAAGCTAAAACATTTAATACAACTTTAAAGAATAGTAAGTTATACCCTGATTGTAATGGTGCATATCTAAAAGTTACTATTCGATATGATGATGAATGTGGGAATGGATATAATAGTTTTTCAATTACTGGCGAAGCTAGCGGAAAATTAGGCCTCTCTGGTTGTATCCATGATTTAATTATTGAGCAAATGCCAGAACTTAAAAAGTATATTAAGTGGCACCTTACCTCAAGCGACGGGCCTATGCAGTATGTGGCTAATTCAATGTATTACGCCTTAGAAGTAAAGAAAGATACAGTCGTTAAAAGTTATGAGGAGCGTTTAAAATTTAGAGATATTCCTTTCACTTTTGAATTATCGAAAAGATTAAAAGATTTTATAAGTGTTGAAAAGAATTTAGAGAATATTCAAGTAGTTAATTTAGTTCATGAGAATAATGGTTGTGACGCTTACCAATACTCAGATAACTATTCTTTCTTTGGTTGTTCTACTAAATGGTATGAGAATCTTTTTAGCGAAAAGAAAGATGCGGAAGAAATGGCACAAGCTTTAATGAATTATAAATATGATATTGTTAAAACTGTCTCAAGCTATGAAGACGAAAAGAAGCCAGATCTAGAAGCTGCTAGAATATCTGCTGTATGGCCAGAAGCTAAATTGTCAGACTTCACTAAAGAGAAATTAGACGCAAGGCTTGATGGTTTATTGTTTGATTTTCAAAATGATATTTTAGAGCTTGGATTTATTTACTAATAACAAAGGTTAAAACCTTATTGGATGGATTAAATACTCCGCAGCGACAAGCCGTTACAGCACCTTTAGGCCATACCC